ATTATGGCATTCCAAATGTATGAAACGAGAGACTCGTGAGCGAGAAGAATGGTCTGGTGGTGGTCTTGTGGATGTCCTGTATACCCCGATAAGGGGTCCACTTGGATATCCGCCTGTTACTGCCGCCGAGCCAATCTTGCTGCCCAGGATAACGAACTCCACTTTGGTGTTCGATGAAAGGGCGAGCGTAGATGCATCAGGTCCGAAGACACGTTGGAAGCCGTTTGAGCACTACAAAATGGTGCTCCACGACGGCCGCTTCCGTGCGGATCATGATTCTACGTTCTTTAATGTCGACATCAACGACTTTAGAGGTGGCATGAGAGCCACTTTTGATTCGTCGATGTTCGGTGTTAACACGAGTCCTGGGACGACCGGTTGGTATGGCCCTCAGGGCCTACCCAGTTGGCGTGATAATGGTAACCCGGCGGACGAGGGATTTATTCCTCCTCCGACGGAGCTGTTTAAACTTGAGCAGATGGCCCTTGCGGCCATTATGCCCAGAATCAAAGCTGAGTTAAGCATTTTAAATGCTGTTTACGAGTTGAAAGACTTTAAGCATCTCGCATTGATCGCAAAACGTACGGCTGGGCGAGTTGCCCAGTTGGGGCTTAAGCACACAGTGCTTGAGACCCTTAAGAGTGCTGGCGTGGCATTGTCCAAGATTATATCTAGGCCTTTACCTCGTTCGACGCTCCGTACGTTATCCCAATTAGCGGCTGGAACTTACCTTCAATGGAAGTTCGCATTTGCGCCTCTAATATCAGACGTCCAGTCCACGTGGGCTGGATTGTTCCAAACAGAAAAGAAACTTCGGAAGTTTCTTGATAATGCCGAGAAGGTCCGTACTGGTCACTTTAGTGTTGACCTGGCGGAGTACCCGGATGTTGTGATAGCACCTTATGAGTATGCCAAGCTTTGGGGACCAGCCTATGCGCCCCCTGAAGCCGTTTACGCTAAGGTTTATCGTAACGTTTCGTACAAGCCTTCTAAGTTCCATGTTGAAATCGAATACACGTACGTGTTTCTCGATCTCCAGCTCGCGCATTCGCGACTGTTTGCGTATCTAGATGCTTTCGGGGTTAATCTTAACCCTGCGATCATCTGGAACGCAATTCCCTATACCTTCCTACTTGACTGGGTTGTTGGAGTTTCCAACATGCTCAGTCGGATGGCTGTAGGGTTCATGGACCCGGTGGTATTCATACATCAGTATCTCTGGTCGATATCACGTGAGCGGACGATCTACGGCGGGGTAAGTTACCCTTCCTTTGGATCATACGTCCCGTTCTATCGGAGGTACGAACTCCCCACCTGCGTTGAAACGGCTTATCGCCGCGAAACACAGATGCCGAGTAAAAGCTCGTTTATTACGACGAGTGGACTGTCTCCTGTCGAGATAAGTCTGGGGTCGGCCTTGTTAATTACAAGGAGACGCCGAAGATACCGGACCGCGAGGCCCGGTTAAAGTTGAAAGGAATAGGCAATGCCCATACCTCAAAACCTGCAAACAAACGAAGTAAAGAACAGTGCTGGTACCGAGATTGAATTCATCGGTACTGGCCCCGACGGCCGATCCAGGACGTTCATTCAATTGAACGAAAATCCAAGTCAGGAGCATCGTTTCAAGGTGCAACACCGAGAAACGGGCACTGGCATGAAGAAGAACAGACGATCCAATATCCGTCTTGACAAAGTTGTCATTTCGACGGTGGATAATCTGACTCCTGTCCCGATCACCGGCAGCTTCACGATGAGCATCCCTGTGGGTGCTCTCGTGTCTTTGGCTGAGGTGAAGAATGTAGTCGCGGAAATGCTATCGTTCTTGGCCACAACTGGCGCTGGAACGACTGTACTCCTCGACTGCACGGGTTACGGCGCGGAAGCCCTTGTCAACGGCACTCTATGAGTGCTCGTTGGTTGTGGCTTATCAACGTGTTACGTGCTATCTGTACGTTTATCCTGACCTTTATGGACAGGCGCGCAGAGAGAGCAACCGCACGTTGTCGTGCTCGCATGTTGCGGTTGAAAGACCGCAGTGACTGTAAACCCATCTTTCGGCGTAAGCCTTATGATTGGGAGTAGTCATTGTCATGTAAATTCCCTAACCATCCCATACGTGGGTGGCTCTAGGGAAGCATGATATTTGCTTGTGCGTCGACATCAGAGGGCACGAAGCCCATGTAGTTGGCAGGACGACGAACGCTCGTATGGTCAGCGATGACCACACGGAACGATCCTAGCGTGCCTTCTAGCACACCCCCTGAGGGGTTATTGATGTTACTGGGGTTTGAGACCTCAACAGGGAGGGACAGGGCGATCAAAGCAATGCGCTTTGGCCCTGGTCCTAGCCTGAGAGGCTTGAACTCGCTTATGTCGAGTGGAAACGTTTCAAACGGTTTCATTTGGTATAACTTACTTCGGAATAGCGGACACGAGGGTATGGCTCAAGGAAGGACACCATTATGGATCCTATTAAAAGCCTTGATGAGTTCTCACTCATCGCCAACGTGCTCCGTGATGTCTCAATGACTCACCGGAGCTGGTTCAGTACAGCAAGTTGCGACCAGACGATTAGTAAAGTCCAATCGCGACTTGATTCAGAGGGACGGGGTTTTCTTACGAAAACCCTGCCATCACTCGGGAAGGCGCTAGATAAGGCCCTCTCGAGCGGTCAATCGTTCGATCTAACTAACACCGGGTTCCAACCCAGTGAAGGTAGAGTTACGCCAGTTTTCTTAGGCGAATTCTTCGAACGTGTATTGTCAGCATCGGGCAGCCCACTAATACCGGGCTGCGCAAGTAGTGTCTGTGTTCTTCGGCAAATTTTATACTTGTTTTACAAGTATGAGCTGCCCTACACATCAGACCAAGAACAAGCAGTTCTGACTCAGTTCGAAAGGACCGAGACAGAATTAATAGAAACTGATACTTATTTGCACAATGTGCAAGTTTGGATGCAGTGGAGCGTGGATTCACCCGTACGGAGGCGTAATTGCCCGAGGATGGTGAAGATCGCGCGCGCTGCCAGAGCAACTCTTCGTGAGCTGTTCCGGCATTTCGACCTGTCAGACATTTCGCCCTCGCACGGTCCTGGGGCAGTCTCTACTGGAGAGAAGCCTTGGGAGAAGTACAAGTGGCGTAACGTTCCGACACGACTCACAGACATGTATCCTTTCGACGCCTTCTTTTGTGCGTCCATCGGGCATGTTTGTGACGAACATCGTAAATGGTCATCCATTAACGATGAGAGTGAGACACCGGCACGAGTTTGTCTCGTGCCGAAAGACTCACGCGGCCCTCGACTGATTTCTTGCGAACCCGCTGCTTTGCAGTGGATTCAACAGGGTCAGCGGAAGGCTATCTATTCGCTTGTGGAGAACCATCCCTTAACTAAATGGAATGTGTTCTTCACTGATCAAGTGCCCAACCAATGTGGGGCCCTGTTAGGGAGTCAAATCCTTAACGCGGCTTCTATTGGCGAAGGCTACGCGACGTTGGACCTCAAAGAGGCCAGCGATCGTGTATCACTTGAGTTAGTTCGTCTACTGTTCCCCTCGGACCTTTGCAGGTTCTTGGAGGCCAGTAGAAGTTTGAGTACTAAGTTACCTTGCGGGAGAATATTAAATCTCCGGAAGTTCGCTCCGATGGGTTCAGCATTATGCTTTCCCATTATGGCACTGACTATCTGGAGTCTCCTGCATGCGTCATTTAGTGACACGGATACTCGTGAGAGTATCCTTGTATACGGAGATGATGTGGTCGTTCCCCTGCGAGTTGCAGAAGACGCGATCGCGGTACTCGAAGCGTTTGGCCTCAAAGTCAATCGCGATAAGTGCTGTACCAAAGGACCCTTTCGGGAATCCTGTGGCATGGACGCCTACCAAGGCATCTGTGTCACACCGTTGAAGTTAAAAACGGTTTGGACATGTCTCCCCTCGGCTGACTCTTACGAATCATGGATCGCATATGCGAATTCATTTTATCGTAGGGGATACTTCTCTACTTACGAGTACATCGTAAGGGCTCTCTGCCAGTTATACTGGCCGATTGCCGGCAAGGAGCACCATGTTGGTGCACCTAGCCTCATAGATGTGTCTGACCAACGGGATGTACCCACACGTAGCAATAAGCGCTTGCAAAGGCGCGAAGTGTTCGTGACGTACGTCCGTCCGTTAACAAGACGCAAGGTCTTGTCGGGGTGGTCCATGCTGCTGCGATTCTTTACTGCATCGTTAGCTGTCATGGATCCCGATGAGCGCCTAAAGCGTCTTCGTATATTATGGACTAAAGATGGGGATCAAGACCTATGTCGAGATCCTTTCTCTGTCAGCCTGTAT